GTCTTTGTCCGATTACTGCGAGTAGACCACCTGGGTCGCATCGTGCTTCAGCCATCGAATCCCATCTTTCTAAAAGTTTGTCGCGGGCAACAGACTCTCGACAGTTTTCGGTGGATGCAACGTCGTCGAACAGGCATAGGTCTGCGCGGTGTCCGATGAATTCGGCGTCGATGCCGTATGCGCGGACGGTTGGTTCTTTGTTGTCTAGCCCGTTGCCGTCGTATTGTTCAACAATGAACTCATCTGCCCGCCACAAAGCACCTTTGTCTGATGGTTTGAATCTTCCGTAGTCGATTGAGAGGCATCCTTCGGCGTTGACCGCCAACCCTTTCTTAACCAGTTCAGGGTCAGGTTGGATTGGTGCTGGTCTTTCAAGAGTTTCTCTGATTCGTCGCGAGTATTGTTTAGCCATCGCTTGTGAAATTGACCCAATCATTACTCGGATTGCCCTGTTGCGTACTATTGCCCATACTGCTACATCGTGGAATAGGGTTGATTTGCCTGCACCTGGCGGCACATTTAATACAACGAATTCTTTTTCTTCAGCCTCAAGTAACTCGACTAGGGTGACTGCTGCTTCTACTTGCCACGGCGACGGAACCCTACCCAAATAATATTTTCTAAAAAAGTCGAAGTCTTCTAGACCGCGTTTAGCCGCATCACACAATCTGTCTAACGGTACTGCGGGTGGTAAATCGGCTGCTTCAGCCAAATCATTATCAGCATACCTTTGCATCCCACCCTGGTCACGTAAATGTTTCCGTGCATGAAACTCGGCGTCCTCACGGCGAGCCTGCACCGCTTTCGAATTCTTCAACCACCGAGACCCAGTATTCACATGAATACCAGAAATACGTGAAGCATCCAAAATACTTGAACCCGCTGCTATCGCCTGAAAGAAACGTGCTTTATCTGCGGACGAAACATTACGGCGAGTACCCATCAGAAAAAAAATGTTACCACAAATAGTTGCAAACAAAAAAAATGTGCACTACACTCAACAACACACCCGTCGGGATGACGGCAAACAAACAGTAATCTTCACGGCTGTACACCATTTGCACGGTGCGGGGCATTAACACCAGGGAACTGGGGTAGACCTTCATGTCATGTGAAGGAGCAGCGAACTAACGTCAACTAGTAGAATCATGGTGTCGGCTAAAAATCTTGGCTTACGGCTACCAACCCTCAAGGGGTGAAACGTGGGGGGAAGCAATAAACCTATCTCGGTTCCCAACCCAAAAAACACTGCCGCGCCGCAAGCGGCTTGCCCACAACAAAACACAAACCAACCCACAAAAAACCCACACCCCCCGCCACCAAAAACAGTCACAACAACCCATCTTTTTTTTGCCGTTTTTTTCTAGAGTGAGTGCATTCAGAAACAGTATATCTATGTATGTGGGTGGGGTCTCGCGGCAAATACCCCAGTTTGTGCGCTTGTGTTTGTGTGTTTGTGCTTGTGTACTTGTGTTTTCTTGAACATATGTTCGCCAAACAAGTGTTCTCCCCACAGAGAGTAGCCAACTCACCACAAAAAAATAAACCCTATAGGCATAGTAGTAAATATTTGTTAGGGTCGCCTAACATATTTTGTCTTGTGCGCTTGTTTTGGTTTTGTTAGGTTTGCCTGACAGTGTGACAAGTGTCATGAAAGTTTTTTGTGTTTTGACTTGACAAATGGTTTTCTTGGCGCTATAGTTGTAATTGTAAGGTTATATCACTCAAAAGATAGGGGAAATGATGACAGCGACAAAATTACAAAATGGTGCATGGGAAATCAGCGCCATGATTTCCGACCCGATTGCAAAATCTTTCGGTTGGTCTCGGGAAATTGGTGAAAGACTTGAAACTAAAGTTTTTTATGGGTATACGAAACGCGAGGCTTTAGCACTTTTCAAGGCTCAAGTGATTGAGCAAGGGTTTAAGATAGCGAAATAGAAGACCGAAACCCCGCGAGGGGTCTCACCGTGACGCGGTGACTGACGAGGTCAGCAATTTACAGATAGGGGAAACGATGACTAGGAAAGATTACAACGAACTAGCGCAGGCTATAAAATCGGCGCTTGAAATTCCATCAGATAGCAAGGATAGAGAAATGTTTAAATGGGCGTTCAAATGTCTTTTAGACAATGGCGGTTTTGAAGATTACATGAGAGAAGACAATTCGCGTTTTGATTCTGAGAGATTCCGCGAGGCTTGCGGATTCTAGGAATATCGCCTAGCCTTTTGGGGGTAGTTGCGTCATAGCGACACTAGGCACTAGCGAGCCAATAGGCTCGTGAGAAACATACAGATAGGGGACAGAATGCGAGTAGAGGTTCAATTAGAGCCTGACCATGTACAGAATATCCTTGAGGGTATCCTCGGGGCAAATTATATGTATTGGTCATGGTGGCGCTCAGAAGAATATTCAGGCAATTATGAATGGAATGTTCACCCAAAAGATATAGAAGAAAAGTTTGTGACGGTGGAAATTGTCTCGCCTGAACATTACGATGTTTATATAGAAGACGGTGAAGAAGAAAACACTGTGAAGAAGAGTCTCTCGGTGCGTGACATCATAGATTCATGGTCTAAATGCTCGGCGCTCGGCTATGAAGTTAGGCATGAAGACTCAGGTTCTGCCGATTCCATCATGCAAATGGCGGTATTCGGTGAGGTAATCTACGGCTAGCAGATATCCCCTAGCGCTTAAGGCGTGCCGATTCAATTCGGACTAGGGACTAGCGACACAATAGTGTCGTGATAACAAAACAAGATAGGGGAAATATGATAGTAGATGATAATTTTGTGGGCATAGTAATGCTCGCACTAGTCGGGGTTATCTACCTCGCTTATAAAGTCGGCGAGTATGTCGGCGAAATGAAAAGCGATAGGGGCAACCGATGACCGCACCAACGCAAGAGCAATACCTAGACTCGGCGCTCAAAGAGTTAGACGACAGTCTGCTTATTTGGGGGATAGACAATCACTTAGGGTATCGCACGCCTGAAACGCTGAGACTCTCAGTATCAGGCGCAACTAATCTAGTGGAATTAATAAACACTATGAATGCCGAAATTGGGCGACTGAGCGCGATAGTAGGCGAATTAGTGGTTGAATTAGAGCAAGCGAAGAAGTGACGAATGTCACATTGCTTAGTCTTGACAACACTAACTAAGTGTGATACAGTAAGACATATAAACATAACGAAAGGGACAAGACAATGGCAGAAATAATCATTACGGGCTTATCGGGCGAGGCGAAAACCTTACCAATGACAGCCACAAAAGAAGAGATAGTCAAAACAATGCTTGCAACATGCGGACACGAAGACTCGCTAGGGTATTTCGCGAACACGCCGTGCGGTAAGTGTGTACGAAAAGCACATAGAAAAGCAACGAAGGGATAAAACAATGACTAGTGCAGAAGAACTAAAAGAAAACATAGGCAAGACTGCAATGCTCACAGTATCGGGCTCGCCTTTAAAGTTCGCGGTAACGATACTAGACGCTCGCTCACGCTACGGGCATCTTGATTACAAGGTCACGCCGATATCGGGTGAAGGTGAGACATGGCACGCAGACTGCAATGTGACGGTAATTGACAAGACTAATTAAGTGTAATACAATAACATAAACAACATAGAAAAGGGGAATAATGAACACAGAGACATGGACGGTATGGGTTGGCGGTGTAGAAATCAACGACTACCTTGTCACTCTTGACAGAGCCCGAGAGATTGCCGAGTATTGGCTATCTCAGGGATATGACGATACACAAATAAACAATATAGAAAAGGGGAATAATGATAACTAAAAAAACACAGCAAGCAATAGACAAAGAACTAGCAAGAATGGAACTGCGAGAGATATTCGCAAAGCAAGATAGACCCACCGTCTACACAGTTTTGCGTCATGTCTCACAGTCGGGAATGTCGCGAGACATTTCATTACTGATAGTGGAAGATGGCAGGCTACGCAACATCACTTATCTAGCAGGCAAAGCGTTAGGCGACAAAGTAAAAGACCGAAACGGGCAATGGGTTATCAGGGTAAACGGGTGCGGAATGGACATGGGTTTCCATCTTGTCTACTCTCTCTCGTCAGTCACCTACGCCCATGATAAAGAGCGTGCAGGCTATGTTCTGCACCATGAATGGGCGTAACCATGCCACGCACAAAACAACTGAACATCAAAGCGATACTGAAAGCATACGAAGCGGAAGCGAAACGAGCAGAACGCAACGCCAAAGCGTATCGGGGTGACAGCCTTGAAGCGTACTGGCTTGGGCACGCTTGCAAAGTTAGACAATACAAACAACTAGCAGAACGGGAGACAGCGCAATGAGCAGAACACAAACAGAATACCTTTACACGGTAAAGTTCACAGGCGACCACTTCACGCTAACTACTTGTGTGCAAGCACCCGACGATGAACACGCCGAACGATACGCACAACAGCAACTACTAAACGAACACGGGATAGATACCGAAAAGATAGGTGCTTGGGATATTACCGTAGAGCAAGACGGGGAGTTTCTTTAATGAGACTATCTACAATGAATGTTCTACGCAAATGTTACGACTGTGCACAATACCGTTACGAGGTTTATTGTGACCCGATAGATGGCTCATACTTTTGTGAGCAATGCCACGATGAACGAGTAAGAGAAGGTGAGGGGGTGAATAGTAATGAATGAAGTATTGAGTGTGCTTGTTTTCGTTGGGATTTGCCTGTTATGGGTTGCCCCGTTTGCGGTTAGCAGTTGGAAGCAGGCGCAAAGGGAGCGAAGCAAAGCGAATCACCCGACAGCACGAAAGAGTTAGGCGAACAGGTGTTTGTGTTAGGTCAGCCTAACATTGTGAATCTGTTCACAAGCGCACAGGTATTGGGTTTAAGGGTGTGACATATTTCACATCGTTTGTACTTGACAAAGACAACTAAGTGTGATACACTTGTATCTACAAGTTACGAAAGGGGTGACAAATGAGATACAGAGAATATACAAAGAAAAGCACAGGGGAAATGAGAATTGTTTGCGATGTGTGTGGTGCTCCAACACCATGGAAAACTGACCGCACAGAACTTACAAAATGGCGCGACAAGCATGTTTGCCCTGACATGAGCGGATACGCCAACATAAGATTTTAATACCAACATATCAACACAATGAAAGGGGACAGCAATGAAAGAAGGAGACAAAGTAATAGTTACCAATCAGTTTCACGCATATTGTGGGCGGACTGGCACTATCTCAGAGATTGGCTCAGATGATGAGGGAGACTTCATCTTTGTGGGCTTCATAAGCACAGAGGGAGGGTACGCAGGGTTGGAAGTAATTGACATCATGCTTGAACCAAGCGATATCAAAGTAACAAAGTAAACACAACAGAAGGGACAACACAATGCCAGAGATAATCATTATGGGGCTATCGGGAGACAGCAAAGTCTTACCGATGACCGCAAGTAAAGACCAGATAGTAGACGCGATACTGGACACACCGAAAACAGAAGTCTGTGCCGAGTGTGATTTAGTAATGCCCGACAACTGGAATCT